TACCAAGCGGAGATGATTCCTCGGTTAAACTGATTACATTGTTGTCCTTGAGGAACTGCCTAGCCCCGTTTAAGACCGCCGCATTAGGCTCGTCAAGATCCATAGTCGATATGATCTCACGGTATGTATCGGCGAGTAATACTTGTAAACCTTCTAGTTGATCTCGTTTTTTCATAATAGTGCGGGTATAAGTTTGGTGTTCTTATCTATGCCATCAACCTTAGTGTTCGCAGTAATGGCGGTATCTACCTGTGGCTGAATGTACTGAACGAGGTTACCAGCGTCTAAGGTCATAGGTAAATCTCCGCTATCAGCGTGTAAGATCGATGTATTATCATCCCGATAGATTCTAGCACCCGATACAACCAAGGCAGTAGTACCTGTGTTCTGTAGTTTAATATCAACCACAGCGGTATTCACTCGGTAGTTCATAGCATCGATAGCAGTTATCGCTCCAAACCAATTCTCAATACCGGTAGAGGTCGTAGATTGATACACATAGAAAGCATATAGCTCACGAGCGTCTGCAATCCCGTCCCCATCGGAGATGTCTATTTGTACATTCGGGTAATCAGCGGATAGTGTCGAGATGTTACTACCGTCTATACCGTTTCCATTGTAGACCGTGTCAGCTTGTTGATCCGCTCTAAACGCGATACCAGCGGAGGATGCCACACCAAACGCTTCATACGGAAGGAAAGCGGAGGTTCCAGCTTGGCAAGTAATGCGTAAACGAATGTTGTCACCAGCTACGATCTGTGAGGTTGTATAAGTTCCGTCCGTAGTTACCTTGGTGTTAGCCGTACCTGGTACTACTTGGTTAACAACTTCCAAATCTTTAGTTACATTATAAAGCTGTAAGGTCGCAGTAGCTTCGACATTAGTCACAGACCAAGGCAATACGATATTCGTTCCATTTGCGTCTGTATACGAGCCAAGAACGCTTGCACCGTTGGATAATGTGATCGTGCCTGTGGTCGTTAAATCACCCGTGAAAGTCGTCGCTTTAATCGTGATGGTTGTACCGCTGATCGCAAACGCGCTTGAAGCAGTTGCATCGATAACCAAATTATAAGAACCAAGGTCAATTTCATTTCCTGATCGGGCTACGATTGTAGCGCCTTCTCCAGCGTAGTTGTCGGTGAGGTAGGCTTTCGCTCTATCGTAGAACTTAGCGGAGTTTTCTATTTCGGTATAAGCGTCTACGATGGCTTTGTCTGTTTCCGTGATTACAAGGTCGTCAAACAATACCCAATTAACAGCGAGTTCACCTAGTCCTTTAAGAGCTTGAGACGAGGAAGACAATGAGTGTCCGTATGAGCAGAACTTAAAGGTGAAGTCATCTGCGTTTGTATTTGAGTCTGAACGGCGGTCTACTTTATAGAAATTACCGAAGTTAGAAGTGTCCCAATCTGCGTAAGAAACGCCGGATAAGTCTGAACTACTAATCCTCCATGTCCCGTTATGGATGTGCATACCGTAGATCGTAGCGGCATCTGCATCATTGGTATTATATTCGTGAACTTGAACGCTGGTTAAAACCTCAAACTTACTAACATCTCCGCTTGCATCGCTTGTTTTGCTGTAAACCTCAGAGGTAGTGTAATCGTAAACCATGTCTCCATTGGCATTTACTGTACCTCTCGTTATGGTTGAGTCACCCGATGCAGTATATCCGTTGGTTGTATCATGAGATTTACTTTTTAAAAATACTGCGTTCTTGGCGAACTGAGACGGGTTGTCTTCAAGATATAGTTTTAATCCTTCTATAGCTGTGCCATCTGCATCCTTAAAATTAAATGAGACTTCCTTTTTAGTAACGACTACACCACGCTGACCTGTCGAGCCTCTAGTGTTTCTCCACATTTTTACAACATCCGATCCTGTCGCAGAGTTGATGACTTCGTATTCCCTAAATGATTGGTTAGTCATGCCGTCCGACCCAATGTCGTAATCGTTAATATTCTGAGAAACATCAAACTCTCGGAGTGTATGTTCCGTAATATTGTTTTGATTGATAACCTCCCCTATAGAGGAATTTGCGAAATTAAAAGTAGCGTTAAAAGCTGGGAGTAAAACTGCAACACCATCAAATGTACCATTAAATGAACCATTGCTATTACCGAATGGATTACGCCACTCAAGTGAAGAAGTTATACCCCGCCAAGTTGTTCCAATGACATCAAGATTCATTGATCCTGTACAAGGTCTACCTGTAAGAATCACACCGCCCCTACCAACGAAATTAGAACCACCGCCACCACCACCCATACAAGCGTCACTCGGATGCCAATTAGAAATCCTAGCACCCGAAAAGATTAAACCTGTGCTTTTAGAGTTAGTTGATGTACCTCTAGTTGAATTAGTTCTAGTAGTCCCGTAATAATAATAAGCTGGATTCGCATTCGTTCCGCTAATATTCATAGCGTTTGTTGCAGTATTATTTGCGAGTCCTGCATTTGTATGGCGAAGAATAAGTATCTCAGTATCCGGATCGTGATACAATGTGCCTTTGATGATTATTTTTACTGTAGGTGCAATTTCGTAAACATCTATATGATTCTCATTTATGTAATGAGTTACACCCGTCATGCCTATTAAGCCACTAAGATCATTTTCAGTAGTTCCTGCATCCACCTGTAAAACATTTCTGTTTCCTGCGGAGTTTGTGGATGGTAAATAGCTCCAACTCATGCGTAATCCTTCGTAATAGACTCTAGGTTACCGTTTGAATCGTAAGTAAACGTAGTTGTTAACTCCGTAACATTCGAGCCATCAGCGACCTCAATCTCGGTTAATAATCCGTTTGTATAAGTAAATGTCTTAGTTTGCACTAGGTTCGTCTTAGAAGATGTAGACCAAGTTGATATGCCGGTCAAGACTCCGTTTGTATATGTAGTTTCGGAGTAACTGTCTACAGGCGTATTACCTCCCCCACCACCGTTGGATTCAAGGGAGGCAACACGCGAATCTATCGAACTTAATTCAGTACCTATTTTCGCGCCAATTTGGCCAAGAATAGACATTACAGATTAGCCAAAAACTCAGTCTCAAATGAAGAATAGTTACCAAGTGATACTTGATTGATCAAGATTGCAGACCCGTTAGGAACGATAAGCTTTTCTGCGTCCACATCTCCGACATTCAACTTAGCGTCGGCAGTACCTTTTTTAAGGCTGAACAGATCGGCGGTGTTGTCCCAAACGACTTGAGCTTTATCTTGCCCTGAACCACGATTGACTTGCATACCACCGGTAGTACCTGTAGTAGATCCGTCAGAACCAACCAGGTTTACCTCGATGATGTTATCTTCGATCTCAACGGTAGTGGAATTAAGAGTAGTAGTAGTTCCGTTAACAGTAAGATCACCACTAAGAGTCAGGTTCTGAGCAGATACATTACCGCTGAAAGCAGCACTATTACCGTCAGTAGCTAAAGAACTTGTCTTGGTTTGTAACGCGGAAATATCGGTGTCGTTTGAAGCGATGTTGCTGGCGTTCGTTGCGATGTCAGATGTATTGGTCGCAATGTTACTAGCGTTAGTAGCGATGTCTGTTGCGTTGGTTGCAATATCGGTCGTATTAGTCGCAATATTGGTAGCGTTGGTCGCTATATCGGTTACATTCGTCGCAATGTTCGTCGCATTGGTAGCAATGTCGGTCGTGTTAGTTGCGATGTTAGCCGCGTTTGTAGCGATGTCGTTTGTGTTAGCGGTGATGTCAGCAGAGATACTATTAAGCTCGCTCCCTACTTTTTCACCAATTTTTCCTAATATATCTGTAGCTGGCATTTTATTTTAATTCTCCGTATTATTATTATTTGTTGGCTTCAAACCAAATTTCAAAAGTTGCTTCGTCTCCGTATTCTTCACGAATAACATCAAGAGCGTAGTCATCTACATAATCTAAATCATTCCAAGATGTAAATCCATCTCCAATTTTAATGCGACCACCACCGCCTGTAGCGTCTTGCCCAGCGAGTTCGATACCGATCTCACCTTGGTTCAGAGCTGGATTGATTTGGCTCCAATTAAAAGCGGTATCACGACGCAGTAAAATCCGCCTAACACTCACGCTCCACCTCCGTCCAAATTAAATACATCAACATATTCACTATCAGAATCAGCGTCTCCACCATCTATTAACGCGTCCACAAACTCGCCTGTATCGATCAATGAATCGACTAAAAACGAGCTTCCGACTGCTTCCCATTTACGCTTAGATGTACTGTATTGCAGTAAAGAATCTTCTGTAAGTCGTTCTAAATCAAGGTCTTGAAAGTCACTAAACTGCTTGGGCGTAATAGCCGTGACAGTCCGTTGCTGGTAAACTAACGGGTCAGGTGCAAATTGTTGTCTGCGAGGTAACGGCATCTACTAACATTTCCAACGACGCAATGCCAACGCCTTCCTGGTGGGTCGTCCCTTGCTGTCTTTCATCGGGCCTTTAACGCCACCCATACGCGCACAAAACGATTTCTTACGAGATCCACCACCAGGTTGGGGAGCCTTTAGATTTGATCCTGTCTTGGCGTTGTAATACGCCCGTCCCTTCGCCGTTAAGCCTCCCTTTTTAGACTTATGCTCCTTACGGAGTGATACGCCTTTACGACTCACTTCTTAGGGAAACCCTTCT